TTGCAATCCCGACACCATAATAATGTGTCATGGTCAGACACATCTTGATTGGATAGAAGACCAACCAATAGAGGTTATAGCCTAAACAATTCAACCAACATTGCTTTCGCAGATATATCTCACAAAAGAATTTGTAAGGAAGACTATAGACTCGAAGAATAAGAAACAAATATTCTTTATAGGATCCATGGCATACAAGGCAGTTCTGAATGCGTCTGCACCATACTGCGCAGCAAAGGCAGGACTTGCACACTTTGCAAACTGCATAGCATGGGAACTTGCTCCGAAAAACTATGATGTCTATACATTGCATCCAAGCAACACAGAAGACACACCAATGACGAAACACACAATAGAATCTGTTGCTAGGTACAGAGGCATATCTATGGAAGATGCAGAAAAATATTGGGGCTCTGTTCTGCCAAAGGATAGGTGGCTTCAAAAAGAAGACATTGCTAATTTAGTCAACTATCTTATCAATGATGAATCTGGGTATCTTAGTGGTTGCAATTTAGAGATGAAAGGAGGCCAAAGATGAATGCTTTGGAATTAATGAAAGAAGCAGCAAGGACTTATGAAGAGAGAAGCAAGATTTATAAGTCGAGCTATATAAAGAATGGAAAGGTTCTTGAAGCATTATTTCCTGATGGCTTTCCGCAGGTTAAGACAGAGGACGACCACAACAGAATGGTTTTATTCTGCATGCTTATAACAAAACTTGTTAGGTATGCAAATAATTACAGCGAACCGCATATAGACAGCATACATGATCTTGGAGTCTATTGCTTCATGCAAGAAGAGCTTGATCGTACATGGCACAAGAAAAGAGATGCTGAAGAAGCTAAAATTTACAAAGGATCCCAACAATGACAAAACACTATATATTTGCGGATTGCGAGACGACTGGCCTCTGCAAGGCAGAATCCTCCGCACTCTCTCTGCAACCATACATCACAGAAATCTGCCTCATAAAAACTACAGAAGATCTTGAGATAGTTGATCGCTATGTTCAAATGTTCAAGGTGCCGAATCCTTTGGAAGTGAAAGTGATTCAGATCACAGGCATCACAGACGAAATGCTGAAGGACAAGAATCCATTCGCAGCTCACTGGAAAGAGATTGCAGAGTTCTTTCTTGGCACTACGCGCTTCATCGCTCATAATGCTACGTACGACCATGATTGCATTCGTTATGAGCTTATGCGCCTAGGGAAACAATATCGCTTTCCGTGGCCTCCGGAGATGATTTGCACTGTGGAGAAATCAATGCATTTTAAGAATTTTAGGCTCAATCTTGGCAAATTGCACGAGCACTTATTTGGCAAAGCATTTGAAGGTGCGCACCGTGCTGAAGAAGATGTTGAAGCATTGATACGTTGCTATAAGAAAATGAGGGAGCTTAAGAATGGTTGAAATTATAAAACTTAATATTGCGACAACTCTTGATATTCCTGCAGATGAAATGCTAAGGAATATAGCTGAGGAGAAGCCAAAGCATGCATTCGTCATAGTCTGGCCTGAAAATGGAAAGCATCCAACTTATCATGCTTCGACATCTGACATGCCAGTGATTCTTTATCAGCTTCAAAGATTCTTTCACAAATGTTTTGATGGAAGCTTAGGAGACGACGAGTGATCAACATAAAATGCCGCACTGAATATTCCTTCCGCTCTGCTTATGGCACGCTTGAAAAAGTTCTTGAGCGGAAAGGCTATGGCATTTGTGACCGCAATGGCACTTGGGGTCATGTTCAGTTTTCTAAAGCAGCTAAGAAGAAAGGAATAAAGCCTGTTTTTGGAGTTGAGCTTGCTGTCGTTAATAATGCAAAGGAAAAAGAAAAGCAGACACACAATTGGATGTCATTTATAGCAAAAACCAACAAAGGATTGCAAGAAATATATGAGCTTACCACATTGGCAACAGATCAGTTCTATTATATTCCGCGCATTGATTATTCTGACATTTTTGGGTTATCTGATGATGTTGCTATTCTTTCTGGCTCTTTTCCGGACTTTGCATCTTTACCAAGGAAAGCTCTAAATGTTTATATAGAACTGTCTCCTTCTTCTGACGAAAGACTTCTGAAATTCGCAAACGAAAAAGGCTATAAAGTGATAGCAACATCAGACAACTTTTACCCATCCCCGGAGGATAAATATATCTATGAAATTATTGCTAGTTCAAATAAAGATAGTAGAACCACACCAATGCACCTACTTGATGAGTGGGAATGGAGAGATTCACTCCCTTGGGCTCCTGAAGTGGCTATACAGGAAGCTAAGATATTATATGACGCGTGCAATGCTAGTCTTCCACAAGCCGAGCTGGTTCATTTTAGATCCGATGCAACACTCCTGGAGCTATGCATGGCTGGTGCGGCACGATGAGGATGCAGGATTGATCATCCAGAATATGTTGCAAGACTTGAAAGAGAATTGGAACTAATTAAACAAAAGAAATTTGAGGATTATTTTTATGTTATCGCAGATCTGGTTAATTATGCAAAGAAGCATATGCTCGTTGGTCCTGCTCGTGGTTCTTCTTGTGGAAGTCTTGTCTGTTATCTTCTTGGTATCACTGATATCGATCCTATTCCTTATGACCTTCTCTTTGAGCGTTTTATTGATATCAATCGCGAAGACCTTCCAGACATTGACATCGATTTTCAAGACGATCGCAGAGAGCTCGTTTTCAGTTATCTTAGAGAAAAATATGGAGCTGACAAGGTTGCGCGACTCGGCACTGTTATGCGTTATAAAGCAAAAAGTGCGATTGACGACGTTTCTAGGGAGCTGTCTATCCCGACTTGGGAAGTTAAAGATCTAAAGGAAGCAATGATCGAGCGGAGCAGTGGCGATAGCCGCGCACAGTTCTGCATCCTTGACACCTTTCAATCACTAGAAATAGGAAAAAAGACTCTCGAAAAATATCCTGAGCTCGAAGCAGCAGGACACATGGAAGGCCACGCTCGTCAGAGCGGTCAGCACGCAGCTGGCGTACTTGTTACTGCAGATCCTGTTTACAAATATTGTTCTGTTGATAAGAAGACAGGTGCAGCAATGATTGACAAGAAGGATGCTGAAGATCTAAATATGCTGAAGATTGACGCATTAGGACTCCGCACTCTGTCTGTAATCCAGGACACCCTCGACCAGATAGGCTGGACAAGAGACAAGCTACTTGAGCATCCAATGGACGACGATGCAGCTTTCTCTGTTCTGACAAATGGAAGATTCTCTGGCATCTTTCAATTTGAAGGATTTGCACTTCAAAACATATGCCGACAAATGCCCATAAAGCGTTTTGAGGACATTGCAGCTATCACAGCCCTTGCTCGGCCTGGACCACTTACGTCCGGAGGAACGAGTGAGTATGTAAAGAGGCACAATGGAGAGAAAGAGATTGAATATGTGCATGAATCATTAAAGGATTATTTAGGCAATACACATGGAATTCTTATCTATCAAGAGCAAGTCCTGCAGATATCAAGAAATGTAGGAAAATTATCCTGGGAGGACACATCAACTCTCCGCAAGGCAATGAGTAAGTCTTTCGGCAAAGAGTATTTTGACCAATTCAAAGTCAGATTTATCGCTGGAGCTAAAGAAAATGGAATCGAAGAAAAAGATTCTGCAACTATTTGGGACAACATGTGTACGTTTGGCGCGTGGGGATTTAATAAATGTATGTCCGGAGACACAAAAGTAAAACTTGCTTATTCAAATAAAGAACTGAATCAATGCACTATTGCTGAGCTGTATGAAAAATATGTTGCAAACCCATCTTCTTGGATAAAGCAGCGAAAGAGCATGCCTTGGCTTGTGTCTTTTGATGGATCCTCTGGAAAGCCACAAATGGCAAAAACCATTCACAGAAATGGAATTAAGAGTTGCTGGAAATATACATTTGATGACGGCTCAGAAGTTGAGTGCACAAGAGAGCACAAGTTTATAATTGAAGGTGAGTGGAAAGCCATCAAGGAAGCAAGAATTGGAGATAAATTTGTTTTCATAAAACAGACAACAACCCCTTATGTAAAAAAAGGATTCTCTTCAAAAGGAAAACGATATGGAAGATGTCAAGAAGGATTTCCCACAGGAGAGAACAATCCATCTTACACAAATGGCAAGACAAAAGCCATGGATCAATTCATTCTAGCAAATAAAAATGACTCTTGCAATGACTGTGGAAAATATCACAGAAGGATGGAAGCTCACCATAATGATTTTAATGAAGGAAGAGATCTGCCAAAGGATCTGGCTTGGCTATGCCCAAGCTGCCATAAGAAAAGACATTATGCACATAACAGAACAAAGGCTTGGGATATAGGTTACATTCCAACTTTCAGAAATTTGGCAAAAGTAGAATTTGTTGGCGAGAAAGAAACTTACGACATAGAAATGCCAAATATTCATAACTTTTGTCTTGAAAATGGACTGGTGACTCATAATAGCCATGCAGTAGCCTATGGCCTAGTTTCCTATTGGTGCTGCGTCCTGAAGGCTCACTTTCCTCTGGAATACGCTGCAGCATGCCTCCGGAACAGCAAGGATGAAGAACAGGCAAAGACACTTATTCGCGAATTAGTTCGGGAGGGATTCAAGTATAAGATATTTGACAGAGAGCATTCAGACAAAAATTGGTCAGTAAAAGATGGAATATTGCTTGGAGGTCTGCTGAATATTAAAGGTGTTGGACAGAAGATGGCAGAGGACATAGTTAAGCGTAGAGCCTCTGGAATAGCACTTTCTCCAAGACAGGAGAAGCTTTTGAACAATCCAGAAACTCCTTATGATCATATTTTTGAAGCTAAAGAGAAATTCGGACATCTTTATAAAGATCCAGAGAAGTATGGATTAAGCATTTCACCAACAGAGATAGTTGACGTTACAGATGCAGAAGAAAAGGAATATATCATAATCGGGAAGCTTATGACCAAAAACCTGCGAGACCTGAATGAGGTGATCAACGTTCAGAAACGTGGCGGAAGGATGTTGACAAGTCACACAGAGATGCTAAACTTTAGCATAAGCGACGATACAGGCCAGCTAAGGTGCAACATAGGAAGATATGATTATCCAAAAATAGGAAAGCAGATAGTAGAAGAAGGAAAGATAGGAGACTGGTATGCATTCAAAGGAATTGTTCGCAAGGGATTTATGTCATTGAGTGTAAAAAAGTGGAGGAAGCTAACATAAAACATTTTCCTATAAATATTTTTTAGCGCATAATAGAAAGCAAGAAAGGACAAAAAGAATGAGTAAGTTGAGTGTTAAACTGTGGAAAGACAAGGCATTCCTGAATGGAGACTTTCAGGATCTACGCAGAATTGCCCTCGAGCTTCCTGGATTCAAAAAATTCGTAAATGACTCTCTTATGTTTGAGCCATCAGGCAAGAATATAGAACATCTCATGGCTTCTGATGACATTGAATGGATAGGAGAGGCAGGAGAGCTATTTAAGAATCATCAAGATAGGATAAAGAAAGAGATAGTGTTAATCTCCAATAAGTCAGACCCAGAGAATTGGAGTCCCTCCGGGAATAGCTTCAAATTCAAGCACAAGCCATTTGATCACCAGCTTAAGGCGTGGTTTTTGAGCAAAGATCAGGAGTATTATGGCTATTTCATGGAGATGGGAACAGGAAAAACTAAGGTAATTATTGACAATGCTGCCTATCTGTGGGAAAAAGGAGAAATAGAGTGCTTGGTGATAGTTGCTCCAAACGGAGTTAATGCTCAGTGGATAAATGAGCAGGTGCCAGAGCACATGCCTGATTGGGTTGAATATGAGTCTGCTATTTATCGTGCAAGTGACAAGAAGATGCTCAAAGAAGTTGAGCAGATTTACGACTCAGAGAAGAAGAGACTCAAGATCGTTGCGTTCAATATAGAATCATTCTCAAACCAAAAAGGAATAAACTATATAGGCGCATTCTTGAAAAAGTTCCCAAGCATGCTTGCAATAGACGAAAGCACACGCATCAAAACTCCAGGAAGCCAACGAGCAAAGAATGCACTGAAATTGGCTCCTCTTGCGAAGTATCGTCGCATCATGAGTGGTGCACCTGTAACAAAAGGATATGAGGATCTGTATGCACAGCTCAAATTTCTTCATCCTGACGTACTTGGCTTTAATTCTTTCTATACTTTCCGCAACTATCATTGCATTATGGGTGGGTTTGAAAGCAGGCAAGTCGTTGGTTACCGGCCAAATGCCATAAAAGAGCTCGAGAAAAGAATAGAGACTTACACATTCAGGATAACGAAAAAGGAATGCTTAGATCTTCCCGAGAAAATATACATAAAGAGAAGCGTAGAGCTTACACAAGAGCAGAAAGACATATACAAAAAGATAGAAAAAGAGCTAGAAATAGACCTCGCAATGGTCAAAAATATGGCGAAAGGAGGGAATGCCATTCCAAAAGAAGTTGATTCTGCTCTCATGGCAGCCATAACAAAAATGCTTCGAATGCAACAGGTCATATGTGGACACTTTGTCATTGAAGATGAGGAAAAAGAAACTAGCCAAACAATACAGCTAGAGAATAATAGAATTGACGTTCTTATGGACTGCATAGAAGAAGCACAAGGAAAAGTCATTGTGTGGAGCAGATTCGTAAATGACATAAAGCTCATAAGCAAGAGAATGACTGAAGGAAAGATAGGGCATGTTCTTTATTATGGAGATGTTAAGCAGAACGACAGAGATGCAGCCATAAAAAGATTCCGAGAGGATCCTTCTTGTAAAGTTTTCCTCGCACAACCAGCCTCCGGAGGGACAGGATTAAACCTTGCTGTGGCTGATACGGTGATTTATTACAGCAATGACTTCAATGCAGATACAAGGTGGCAGTCAGAGGACAGAGCACATCGCATTGGCCAGAAAAACAATGTTACTTACATTGACCTAATTTCTCCAGGAACAATAGACACAAAGATCCTAAGTTCTTTAATGGAGAAGAAAAATCTAGCAGATGCTTTGCTAGACAATCCAAGAAAATTTGTCGGGGAGGATGTATGAGTAATGTTGTTGGAGCAATAGGCAAAAGATATTGCATACTTATGGGAGAAGATGGGAAGTGGATTCTTTATGACAAGCATTGTGAGCAGACGTTAGCTTGCAATCATGTTGATCAGAATAAAGTGAATTTGATACTTTCTGAGCACAGTCAGGAATCAAGAGAAATAATTTCCAGCTTATAACAGGAGGATTTATGAAGAATATAGACAGCATAAGTTTGACAGATTTGTGTGATAGGATAAAATTTCTTGAGGCGTCTGTTCAGACGCACGAAAGACAGCTCAAGAAATTGATGAAGCGATACTACAATAATATAGAGAGAGACAATACACCTTCATTCTTTCAATTCATGGAGGAATAGGGCATGAAAAGGAGAGCATTCACAAGCAAAGACATCTCAATGATGACTTATCTAGCCTCTGTAGATCTTACAATCTCTGCAATTGCAGAAAGAATGAATAGGACTCCAGGATCGGTTGCAAATAAGATGAAACGGCTCGGGATTGTGCGACCATCGCAAATAGGAGACATGCAGAGAAAAGAAGCATTAAAAGATATATGCAAAGAGAGGAGGCGCTGTATAATAGAACAAAGAGCCAAACAAGAGCAGAGAGATCTAGAGAGCTTTAGAGCAATAAGTCCATGCATAACTGAGAGGTGGCAAAGAGCGATACAATATACAAAAGCAAAGATAGTAGAAATAAATGGACAGAAGATCTATGCAATCAATGGCAAGCCAGTGACAATATTTCGGATAATGGAGATTTACAATGGCAGCATAATCAAATAGCTAAAAATACCACCACGCACAAAGGATTGAGCTGCCCATTAGCGAGTTACCCCCTTGACCTTTTCAAGCGTTCTTAGTCCACCCATGCCGAGCATCCCGAACATAAGCTGCCATAGGTTATCGTCTAGGCTTGGGAACTCCGGAACAACTACATGAGCAGCGGCAAACCCCCACGTTGCGAATGGTACGATTAGATAGGTGTAGAACAAAGCAAGAGCGCAAACCCATCCTATCGCTGGCCTCCAACCCGATACAAATATATTGGTATTCGCCGCCTCTACCGCATTTACTTGATTCTGCTGTGCGTCCCATGCCTGTAGCGCATTCATAAGCGCAAGCTGCTGCTCGGCGCGTTGCTTGGGGTCTGGGATTAAATCCAGTGCTTTGCCGATTAATGGAGATAGAAAACCTAGGATTGGTGCCATTGTGCTATCTCAATTTCTATGAACTCCCCAGAATCTTTTGCTGATTGCAAAAGTGGCATCAACTTAGCCATTGCGTCGCGGCTGCGCCCAACTCCATGAGTTAGCCTTGTCAGGCCAACAAGAATACAGCCAGCAGTATCTTCTTTTGTATTTCCAGAATGAATGCGAATGCCATCGAAATTCGGAACATCTTTTAACAAAGGCAACACTTTCTGAAATTTATTGCTCCATGTTAGAACAATCTCATATTTTCCTTCAGGAATTGCCGTCTGTCCCTTTATCTTTTTATCCCTTATTGCATCCTCGCAAGTAAAGCAGAAAAACTCTCCATCAATGGACATCTCTCCCAAAGTATATTCATCATTGCATATGTCCCGCTCTAGCAATATATTCATGACCGAATGTTCTCCAATGCGAGCTGAGACACTGACATAATTAAAAGCCTCCCTATCATTTCCTTCTGCGAATAATAGGAATTCATGAAATGGCCTGTAGCAATCCCGAAAGCGAAGAAGCAAGCAAGCTCTAATTTCAAAATTGCCTTAATCATTTTGTGCTCCTTAAGAAGTCTGAGAATCTATCAAAATAAGTCATAATGAATGTTCCCAATGCTGCAGCAAACATGCAAATCCCACCCCATTTTGCGGCCAGCTTATCATAATCATTGACTCTTTTTTCAAGAGTCTCTATTTTTGTTTTATTCTCTTCATGAAGAGCAATAAGGTTTTCTATTCTCTCTTCAAGAACAGCAATCGTCGTCTGGCTCATTTATTCCTCCTCAGAGAGTCTAGACAAAGGTGATAATCTTTTAGAAATTTGCTCCGGAGAAATGTAACCTGGAATATTTACTTTAAGAGCTTTTCTTTCTGCAGGAGCACTTGCTGCTTTCAGTCTTGCAAGTATTTGTCTCTGCTTAGCAGGATCTGTTTCTAAAAGCATCGATGTGATATCTCCTGCAGTGTTCCTATTTATGCCTGTAGCATAATTTTGGAGTGCCTTTTTTGCCCTTCCTAGGGTGAAACCAGAGATGTCTCCGGAGAGCAGAGATGCTGCTGCTTGAGGATCCATTCCTGCAAGATCCTGCTGCTCTGCAAGCCTCAAAGCAGAACGGCTGTTTCCTAACATTCTCCCACTCATAAGATGCTGCTTCTCTTGACGCATCAATGCGGCACGAAGTTTATTGAAGTCTTCCCTTGGAAGTATTGTTTGCAGATTGTCTCTATATTCCTGCCTGCCGAAGATCTTTCTTGCCATATTCAAGCGATCTGGAGTCGAGTTCACAGTGTCTCGAAGTGACTGTGCAGCGCCTAGGCGGAAAAGCTCTTTTTCGTGGTCTCCCAAAGAGTCAAAATATTTCTTGACATCCGAGGTGTCCATCTTCAAGATGTTTCCGCCTTGCTCAAGAGCTTCTTGACCACTCATCGCACCCGCCCATATGCCTCGAGCCTCTTTATATTTCCCTGTCACATCAGCCTCATCCAGTGCAGAGGTCAGGTCTCTCCGGAGGTTGTTTATTATGCGACCTTCATTTGTTCCACGAGCTGCCCTCCATTGATCGTCCAAAGCACGCTTAACATAATCGAGTGTTTGCATTTTTAGACCAGAAGCAACTCCTCCAGGAATATGCTGACCAGCAAGCTGAGATTGCTCAAGAAGATCAGGGTCTGTCAGGCCAACAAGCTTTCTATCATTCTGCATTAATTCTGCAGCCTTTTTGAGTGCAGCGGAGCCTGCAGGAGTGGAAAGAATGCGATCAATTTCTTTCGAAGCAACAGAAGGATTTCCTTTGTAGACTTCTTGATAAAGTGGTTTCACTGCTTCGTCTGCATCCTGCATTATTTTTTCTGCAGTTGAAGCAGCATCTCCACTAGAGATGTATTGGCTGATTGCACTTTTTACATTTTTAGGCTCTGAAGCAATTCTTTTCGCGACAAATTTTGCTGCTTGATTGGCAGATTGTCCTGGAAGATTTGCAGCTGCTTCTGCAAGCCTTTCAATGTTGCTTCTGCCTACATCGACGATAGCGGAGCCTGCAGGCGCTTTAGAAAGCCTAGAAGCAATCCCTTCAGGGGTAAGCTGATCCTCAGCCATTCTTTGCAGAACCTTTTCTGCTGCTGTTGCAGGAGCCTGTGAAGGAAGAACAGCGCTCGCTGCATTGCGTATCGCTGGAACAACAAATTCTAATCCTTTTTTTATCGCAGCAGAGCCAAGAGGGATGGCAGCAGGAATAAGGCCAAAAGGGGCTGCTTGCTCAGCACTCTCAATGCGAGAGCCATCTTCTCCTGCGCCAGCCCCATATAGTGCTGCAGCGGGTACACCCGTAGCAGCAAGTTTGCCCGCTTGCCCGACTTTTGAACCAGCGCGAATCCAATCATTAACTTTGGCTGCAACATTTGCGACATCTTTTGAACCTTTCATTATTGTTGGTGCTGCACCTGCTGCTTTCAGCATAGCACCACCCATCCCTATTCCTGTTGCAAGCTGGCTTGCAATAGAAGTTGCAGGATTCTCTTCAAGCTGCGCCTTCAGGCGCGCATTTGTTTGTTTGCGAGCGTCTGTGAATAGTTGCTCTGTGTCAAATGCCTTGTCATATGCTCCAGGATCTCCACCCATAAATTTTGGCGCTTGATTCTTGTAATTCAAGTAAGCAGAAGCCAGCAACGCACCAAGGTCAGACATAGGTTCATCAAGAAAAGAGCCAACCAAAGGAACGCCTTGCACTCCTTGTTCGAGCACAGTTCTTCCTGTTGATGTGTCTGGCACATAAGGAATTTCCTTCTCAGGAGAATTGGATTTTCTTGCTTGTGCCATGCGCTGACGAGCTTTCGCAAGCAATAAAAGCTCTTCCTCATCAGGCTCATATTGAGGCTCTGATGGAAATACTTCTTGGAGAACTTTTTGTTGTTCCTCCGGCGTCATTTCATGCCTCTCTTGCGGAGAATTGTGTCCTTCTCTTCTGCAGTTAAATGACTCCACAGGTCTTTGTCTATTCCTTGAGGAATCAGCTCAACTTCACCACCTTTTTCTCCAGCATGAGTCGCAGAATTCCCGGAAGAAGCTGCTCCGAAATAGGTCTGCCAGTCCTTGCGATCAGGATTGAGCACAAATTTTTTAGCATTTCCTGCGTCTGGAGAGAAGATAGGATTGTCGTTCAAATATTTTTTCCATTGCTGTTCTGCACCACGAAGATGTCCATGAGCTGTTAGATAAGCTTCAAGAAAGTCCGCTTTTGCCATCTGATTTTGTTTTGACAGAATGTAGGCATTGGAGACATTCTTATTTACCTCATAATCTTTGCCTGTTCCGACAGTCGCTTTTGTAAACATCCGAGCATCAAAGTCGGAGGTCGAGCCAGATCCAGGAACACGCATTTGAGGTATTATTTCTGAGGCAATTGTATCCATCTCCTGCATACCTTCAGAGATATTCGGAAGTTTTCCTGCAATCGGACCAGTTCCGATTATATTATTTTTTGCTTCTTCATTCAGCTGTTGGAATCTCTTCATGCGATCAATTGCAGATTGATACTGCGTAGAGTTCTCCTGCTCTTTATCAACTTTCTTCTCATATATTTGACGTGCTTGACGTCTTCCTACTTTATCCATTCCTGCATAAGGATCTGGACCAGTATATGCAGGAACTCCGAGAGCAGTAGGGTCTGCCGCTGCTCCGGAGGTAGTGCCTACACCATCTTCTGAGAGCTTTTGTGCAAGCATAAGCTCTTTCAAGCGCGTCATGTCGTCTTTGTAATCAGAATTTGCTGCACCTATTAGGTATTTATATTGCAATTCGCGATCTGAATCTAAGAACCCTAGATCTTTTTGCGTCATCTCTCCATAGGTCTTTGCTTGATCTAACCTTGATTGTTTCTTTGCTGCATCTTGCTGCAGAAGATATTTAAGTTGATCCTCTGTCCCTTGTCCATATCCTCTGATTCCAGGACTTTTTGCATTCTTGAGCATTGCTGCGCCCATAAGTCCATTTTCAACATTCCTTACGTCTGGAGCAGAATATTGCTGTGCCTCTATGAGTTTTCTGTAAGCATCAATAAGAGAGTCTCTCTTTGCAGAGATATCTTCATTGCTGACCTCTGTCTGGCCAGCTTTTGATAGCATTATTTGTGTCAGTGGAGATTCTGCCATATTATTGTGCTCCAGAAGACCATGCATTGAGAGTGCCTGCTATATTCGCAAGCGGGGAGTTGTATGATGCCACATTTGCAGGATTTGCAGTTGAATAACTAATCTTTGTGCCTTCTCCTGTAGGTTGATATCCACGAATGATGCTATTAAGAAGCTGCAACTGCTGCTGAGGATAGTTTACTTGATTCTCGAAATCCTTCGTTGCAAGATCAAGATTTGCTTGTTTCAGGCTTTGCGGAACTGTGCCAAGCTTCATCATTTCTTCTAGCTGTTTGCGAGCTTCGTCGCCTGAGATCTGTCCGAGAGCACCCATTGTCTGACCAGCTTGCATCTGACGCTGCTGTGCTGTTTGATAATTGCTCATTGCATCTTTTTGCGCTTGCTCCAAAGCAGTGGCTTGCTGTCCTAGGATAGATTCATTTGTGTCTCGGAGCGCGCGCGCAGTAAAATCAGCATTCCGAGAACCACCGAACTGACCCGCACGTATAAATGTATCATTCACCTCCGGAAGGAGCTTCTCTCGCAGATTTCTTGCGCCTAATTCTGCAATTCGATCTGTCACTCCTTGAGTGTAAGGAGACATGAACTTCGAGAAATCTTCATTATTGAAAAGCTGCCCAGCATTTCCAGCGAGGGATGTCGCGGAGTTTAGTGTGGTATTAACTCCAGGAGTGTAGGCTGTAGCATTGTTTATTGCATTTTCCTGTAGTGGATCCAAGCCAGCGATTCTCGGACCAGTATAGGGTTGGTAGTCTTGACCTGCCACTTGACTTGCTCTGCCTATCAGGCCTTGTGCAGCCGCTTGCCACCAAGCAGGAGCTGTTGTGCTCTCCCAACTTGGTGCTGTCCAGACGCTTGGTGCATTGCTCTGAAATAGAAAATCTGCAGTACTCATGCTACTTTACCTACATAAGCCAATGGGCTTTTTGCTTTTGGTGGCAAGGCTCCTTTTTTCATTGCAGGAGCCTTTGTTTGTCTTACTTGCTTTAACATTGCATCGAGTGCCTTGGCACCAGCAACAGAATTTCCGTCTCCTAAGTGAGAGACGACATCTGCAGGAATTACATACTCTCCTTCGGAGAGCTTGGCATGAACAGTATCTGCTTGACCCTTCATCGAATCTATTGCAGGAACCTTCCCACCTCTTGCGAATTTTATTGGCTCTGCTCCAACTTTATCAAAGAATTTAACTTCTGGCCTTGTGCCATAACTATAATAGTCAACAGAGGGATTTGTCTGAACTCTCTGAAGTGGAGAAGAATTTAGTGATGCAATAAATTTCTCTGCTTGCTGATCTTGTTTTGCTTTGTCTGCATTCATTTGATTTAAAATGTCTTGCTGATTCAACATTCCACGAGATTCTTCTCCTCTCAAAGCATCAACAATGCTAAGAACAGAAGTTGCATCCTTGAGAGATGGATTTGAAATCGCATCTGAAAGCCTAGAAAGAATTCCTTGTGGCTGTCCTGCAGACATATAATCTGACATGCTAGAGTTTGGCAGAATTTTACCTGCCATGACATCTTTTATCCAAGGAAAATTAGTTTTTGATGCAGAAGAAGCTGCTTGTGTCTGCCAAGGAAATTTCTCTGCTGTTTGAGAGCTTCCGCCAGATAAGAATGATAAAGGAGAGCTGCCACTACTACCTCCACCAAGCAATCCTCCTGCCAATGATCTTAACGGAGAGAGTGCGCCATAAGCGCCGCTGTTTAGTGAATCTAGGAATCCTATTCCTGATGCTCCGGGAATGCCGCCAAAAATTCCAGAACCAAGTCCGCTGGTTAATCCTCCCAGCAATGCGCCTTTTAAACCACCACCCCCAAGAGCTCCGCCTGCTGCGCCAAGTGCTGCTGCTCCAAGTGGACCAATTCCTGGAATGAAAGATGCTGCGACAGGTAATGCGATCTTTGCGACCGACTTAAGACCCTTGCTCATTAGTTATTTCTCTTGCATATAATACTCCAGATTCCTTAAGTGCAGGAACCAATCGTGAAAACCCTCTGCGGGCTGTTGTTAAATAGAACTTGCATCCATTTTCTCTGGCATAGCCAACCATGGTTTTATCCATATGATCAACCCAGACTTTTACTCCATCACCACAAAGATGAAAGACATTCACAACTTTCACCTTGTCAGAGACGAATCCTATATTTGTCAAGAAACACCCTTTCAACTCATCTTCTTCCATGAGAATCCAGAGCTGTGCTGTTAATTTCTTGCAATCTTCTTTCAGATCCTCTAGAGACGTAAACTCAATATCTCCAATGTCTGGATTCTCCAGAAAATGCAGACACTTAGACCACAGGTCGTCAACCATGAATGGCTCAACTCGTATGCAATAAGGAGTTTTTTGCTGTTCCATAATTTACTTAGCCATTGTATTATACATCATTATTCCCCATTTTCTCCAAGTTGGAAAGTGTTCTGTTGTTGGAACCCCTCTTGCAGAAAATGTTGGAGAGCTAGCCAATTTATTCCCCCATTGACGCCAGTTCTCTTCTTTTAATTCCATAGGAATCAGGTCTCTAGTGTTGAAATCAACAAGCAGAGACTCAGCAAATTCCCGGAAGGTTGTGTTTTCTGATGGGCAGATCATTGTCTTCCGTCTCCTATTATTGCTGTCATCATTGACTGCCCGAGCTGATAATCTCCGCCAGTTGTATTGCTCTCAAATATGAGCGTCATTTGGCGTCTTTGCTCTTTCATATCAATTTTTCCAGTCGTTTCAGTAAATGTATAAGGATCAGACCGAACAATATCATCCGAAGCCGCATAAGGTCTCCCAGACACTACGACACTCATGTCGCCAGTTTGAACAAAATCAGGCTCAATTCTGAGCAATTCAACCCATCTGTCAAGCCCCTGAAAATCCTCTCCAAATATGGAGTCATTATAAGATATATTTGCAGTTTCGAAGTAAGAGCGAATGGCGTATATATTTATTCCTTCCTGCCTATCAACCCCATATTCATGCTGCCACATTGAATACTTTCCGACAGAATTTGCATCCAAACCGAACATAATAGGGTAAGGAAAGAAATTGCTGTAAATTCCAGAGCTTCTTGCATTCTGGCCGCCTGACCAAGCTGTGTCATACCAAGTATTCTCCTTGACGTTGTATATTATGACATCCGTGCATTCTGTCGCATCTCCGCGAGGATAGAACCACCAAAGCTCATTGTATCTTGGAACTTTTATGCCCCAGATTTTTTGACGTTGCTGCTTATTATAATTATCATAAAAATAATTCACATTCATGTCATTCGGGAGGTCTTCAATAGCTCCGGAGAAGGTTTTGAAGCCATTGAGGTCTGGCCAGAAATATCTACCGTTGTATTCAATAACAGCAGAAGTAGATATAAGGGATGTGTCTCCGATATAATCGAAATTAAAGATGGCTGCTCCTCCGACAAAATAAGCTCTATAAAGCTCGTCCAGTGACCATATAAGGCCAGAGGGAGAATAGCCGCTGCCACCCCTTGTTCGAACACCTTTTATGAGTTTATTTGGAGCAATTCTAGCGCTGCCAGAGCCAGCACCAGCGAAGTCATTTGGCTTGTTTGGGACAGACCAGATAACATAACCATCATTGTCCAGACCAAGAAGATAAGGAAACAAAGAAATAACCCCGCCAGAGACAGAGGTTCCAGTAGATGTTAAGGCTGCAGTTCCATCCTCATCTCCATAGTATATTGGTGTCTGCACAGTGGAATCTATAGCAGAGAGATTCTGTCCTGCATGAGCTATAACTCTTTTTGCAGAGGTTGCTGCATCATAAAGACCATCAAATTGCCACAGATTGTCTGTGCTTGAGGCGAATCCTGCTGGGGTTCTTGTTATTATGCCACCACCAGCACCTGTATTGTCAACAATGATCATCTCAAGCTCAGAGGATGAGCCTCCATAGACATAGTTGAATCCATTCTTCCCATCAATGTGCGAGCCGCGAACTGGACCAGTAAATGTGTCTGTTATCTGGCGATAACCACCTATCTTGCGTGGCTTTCCTCTCTGAAACCGGCACCATAATGCGTCAGAGTAATAATTGCTCTCAAAATTCGTGCCATCGCGCTTGATGCCAGATTTTGACAGAATAGGATATAAGCCTTCAACTTGCATTTATAGCCCCAAAGCAAAATAGATTAAAGTGCCTCTTAGCGCTCCTCTTAGAAAATCTCCAAACATTGCAGAGCTCTTTCCTGGAGCAATTTTTCCTGCAGCGTAAAATAGAAAGCCGCAAAAGAACATTGCTAATCCAAGAAGCCAAGAGATCGAATTAAAAAAGAAAGAGAGAGTGATGAAAGTTGGCATGTCATAAAGATGACGAATGCCTTTCATTATTGCTCCGCGAATTTTATTTGATTCTGGACTATATTTTTTTATCAATAGTGCGCCTATTTTTCTTATTGTTGGATGATATTTGTCTTTGCTAAAATCTCCAGACAGCTCATCGAAGCTCCATCCGGAGGAGAAATATATGGCAGAGCCTCCAAGAACAATCATGAAAGCAACAAACGAATTTGAGATTATTCCAGCGAGAATTGCAGGGACAATGCATCGACAAGTCACAGTGTCTGCTTTGAACAAGCCTCTTCCTGCAATCATATCAAGCAATGCAATATTCAGAATAAAATTTATCATGACTTCTTAACTCCATAAACACGAATCGTATAAGAAAATGTGGAAGTTGATAGCAAAATTTGAACCGCATTGATTGCAGCAGTAGCAAGCCTAGAGCCAAAGCCAGAAGAGCGAACTTCTACAGAGCTATTATCTCTCATCGTGATATCGAAAATTATTCGCTTATTTAGACTCCCGTTAACATTGAATAAACGAATGATGCCAACACCACCTTGACCAGTTGCAGAAGCAGATGTCATTAACTGGATAGAAGAATCCCCAGAACTCCCATTTTGGGAGACAGCAGGTGCTGTTGTCAGTATCTGATTTGCCCATGCATAATCGCTTGCACTTGAGCTCCATGTGCTGCCATTGTCAGTGCTGGTTCTAAGCAATACATTTGCACCAGCAGGATCGCAAGCAAGATTATCAATCCAAATTTCATAGTCATCATAAGTAGACGATAGCATACTTGTGATATTGCAGGAAGAAGCAGAAGATCCTGTGAAAACTCCAAGATAAATCAATGATCCAGAAGCAGGAAGTGCTGTGCTTGCCCATGTTGTGCCATTACTCGTCAAAACATTTCCACTTGTTCCTGGGGCTATGAATGTCACATTGGAGGTGCCAGCACCGACAATAAGATTATTCGCAGTAAGTGTTGTTAATCCTGTGCCCCCATAAGCAGGAGTTAGTGCAGTTGCATTCCAAACACCTGTCGTTACAATTCCACTTGGACCAATTGCGAATTGTGTAGTGCCGCTGTTATTTCTCAGATCAACAAGATTTGCACTTTGAGAGGCTTGTCCTTGAATAACAATCCCGATCGAACTAGAAGATGGAGTGTAAAGCGACTGTGCTGCACCAGAATTTGCAAACTCAGCTCTTAAAGACCCTCCTGTCGCAAAAGAAACTGTGTCTGCTGCAGAACTATAAATCCCAGTATTCGAGTCTCCGGAGAAAGAATATGGTGGAGCAGAAGAAGTTCCTGCAGATGGTGTAGAGACAGAAGAATTTGTTGCAGAAGTTAGACGCCCCTGAGCATCGACGACAAACCCTGCAAAGTTTCCAGGAGCTCCATAGGTTCCTGCAGCGACAGCAGTATTTGCAAGCGATATTGTCCCAGAAGTCGTAATCGGACCACCAGAGAGTCCTGTTCCTGTGGCAATGCTCGTAACAGTGCCAGAGCCTGCATCTACTGAGAGAACAACATTGGTGCCATCGCAGTGCATTATCTGGCGCGTTCCTTGTGCAAGAGCAATGCCTGTTCCTGCTGCAGTTTTCACTGTTAAGCTATAAGCACCTGTGGTATTATTATATATCCACCATCTTGCTACAGTTGTTGGAACGATAACGCTTATGTTCCCAGTAAGAGCTCCTGTATATTCTTGAATGTCGTAAGCTGCTTCAGAAGCTGTCAATGTTACGTTGCTGCTTCCTGCCACAGACTTAACAAGTCTTGTGAAAACAGGAGATGCAGACTCAGAGCTTCTGCCAATGGTCAGAAGTTGTGTGCCATCGCAGACAACAATGCAAGATTCAAGAGGATCAAGATTTATGGTGCTGGCTTGGTCAATAAGCTCAGCAGCATTTGGATTTAGCGTCAATGCTCCTGTGCCAGAGTTTTTGATTAAGCAGAACCAACCATTGCCTAGTGTGGTGACTGCAGAGAATGCAAATGTTCCTGCGCCACCAGTCCAATTGGCAGTTGTTGCACGATATCCTGTCGTCAATGTTGTATTGCTGGCAAAAGCATTAACTTCAAATTCAATATTGAGGGTTGCAGCGGAGGCATAAAGACCCGCGCCAGCAAGTGTATTGGCATCTGCTGAGCTAGTTCCTGTTCCAAATTGAAAACTATTCCATGTGCCATCAACAGAGCTATTGTCGCTTATATAAATCCAGAATACTTCCCCAGCAGCTATGGATTGTATAGTATTCCCAGAATTGTCGCAAACGATAAATGTGTTGGATCCTATATTTCGTATAAGACAGGACTTTCCAACACTTGCTTCATTGGCAGGAGGCATCAAAAGATTCAATGAACTTGAGGAAGCAGTTACTTCCATCAAATCTGCAGCAACATTTGATGTGTCTTCATTAGTCAAAGGCCATGACAGAGTTGTGCTGCTAGAGATCGTAAATGCTCTATAGCTTGTTGGAGATGTCTGAACTGGATTCCCACTAAATATGTCAGTATAGCTAGTCGTCATTCTTTCCTCTCTAAGGTTGCATCAGATTTTCTAGCAATATCTTCTTTCTTGATAGAAGACGCTGCTTGCATGTAGTAGTCTTTCCAAACAGAGATTCTTTGGTCGTTCTTGAGATAAGATGCAGACTCAAGAAGGCACGCATAGAACAATAAGTCTGGAGCATATTCTGTGAACCAATTTGTCTGATTTGTGGACGACAAAGGCTCTGGTCTTTGATAATAAACCACCTCAAATGGATTTGTTATTGTTGGGGTTGGAACAATCAACCAATTTCCATAGTCATATTCTGCATAAAATTTTGGTGTCCCTGTTTGGTCTCTGTCTGGCCAGTATTCATTGCAGAATTCATATGACCTAGGATATATTGCAGTTCTATCATTCAATGGATATGTGACAATCCCAGAAGTGTCATCTGTTGCTGCTTCTGTCCCACTCCCAGCTGCATAAGAAATCGTAAATTGTGTTATTGCAGTTATTGTTTGATCTCCATTGTATCCTGATCCTCCAACATTGAACACAGATATGCTATCTCCAACAGAGAAGCTGTGTGCAGAACTAAGTGTTAAAGTTCTTGTGCCGGAGGAATTCTGTCTGCTTGTTGTGTTGTAAGAATCAGAGTTTCCGTAATTTATAGAGACAACTTCTAAGAGCCTAGCAGGTTTTTGATAAGTTGACACTCCTGCTGAAAATGAAGAGACGGCTGCAGTTTTAGAGCCAAGATTTTTAACCTCTCTTGCGCAACGAATCTCTGCCATATTTATGAAAATAGGAATATTATCCACAAGCTTCTGATCAGTTCTGTCTAGGTAGTCCTCTATCTGAGTTATCAAACTGCTATATGTCATAGTAGTCATATCAGCCCCCAATTATCGTTACATACGTTGATCCGCCACTGCCCTCTGGGCGCTGAACAGCACCCGGATCTAAATAGCCGGTGGTGTATCCCCCAGGGAATACCCCTGGCGCACTGATTGCCGCCATAGCTGAACCCACGGCATAATTATCACCTACTCCAATAAAATACACAATATCCCCTGCCGAGGACGTACCAATGCTGTTATCGGTGGTGATGGTGGTAGAGGTATGCGACACGATTCCATATCTGCGATTGGCAGTAACGCCAGTGCCAGAAACGATAAACAGATAACTCTGCCCATCCACTACGCTGCTAAAGTCACCGCCGGATTGCGTGAGCACCGAGCCGGAAGATGTAGCAGTCGTTCCTGTAATCTCTGTGGCACTGGTGAAGGAGGGGTCTGTGGAGGTTATATCGGTCGCAGATAGAGTAAAGTTGCTGGTATTGTTGGTGTTGTTATAAAACACGTTGTAATTGCTTTGATTCCGCTGGTCAGAGCCAGTGCCGCTTAACGCCGTAGTTAATCCGTAGAATATACAGCTTTGTATTTTATTCTGCGCGGTGGAAGCACCAGACATATTCACGCCTGTAGCCATTTTTGCTTGTCGGCCATAAAATGTGGAGTTGCTTACGGATACTGCCGAGCCACCTGTGCTGGCTGTATAGGCCGATGAATCATTGCGTGAGAATATACAAGTATCCACCACCCCATCCGCTTGCGTGGTCGATGCGCCTATGTTGGAATCATGAAACCAGCATCCATAGAATAAAGAGCGTGCAGTGTTATTCACAAATCCAGTGCCCATATAGGCTACAGCTTCAGTAAAATACGCCGTGACTGTAGAGGCTCCGTTGAATCCGGAGCGACCGGATGCAGTAGAACTGTTGGCCGATTTACACCACCACACCGTGCAGCCTGTACCTAATCCAATTCCATTGGCCGCTGTGGTGGTAAAGTTTAAGTGACGTATATTCTGATACTGCCCCAGCAAACAGGTGTTCGCTCCAAATGCCAAAGTAGGGCGGGTGGAGCCTGTGGGGTTATCCCCACGGTTACTGTTATAGCCAATCAGGAAAGATTGCGCTGTAACGGTGGAGGTTGTGCTTGCGATAGAAACCGCAGCGGAAATAGTATAAGTTCCATTCTTAATCCAGATATAGGAAGAAGCTGGAATAATCTCTAGCATCGCATCTTCCAGCCCATTTAATCGACACGCACCTCCAACATAGAAAGTGCCCGCAGTCATATTTGTGCCCGTAGCCGGAGACGCATCCAGCACCACGTTGCTGGTATCGGTATAGCTGACAATCTCATGCCATGATGCTATTCCACCGCCGCCTGTCTTGGCAGTGATATGAAACCCATTGCCCACCATCATGCGAGTAAATGGCGCAGAAGCAGAAGTAACGGTAGTAGAACCTGCCGTACAGGTGAGGTCAGTGTTGGTCGCTTGCGCGGTGTTCTGCTGGCTATAATCAATCAGGAATGTGCCGTTTGTCGGCGTTCCCACGGTGGCGCACCCTGCTACGGTGTTGGTGTAATATTTATGCGGAAGGAGTGTAGTATCGCGCTGTATGGCCTCACCCACGGCTGCGGATAGTGTAGCCTTTCCTGCCGATACCGAAGCAATGGGATACCATCCGGGTGTCCAGTTTGTGCCGGAGACAACATAGAGTTTTGCCCCTACGTCTCCAGCCACAAACGTATAGGTAGCAGAAGAAACCACCGGAGAGTTGGTATTGGCCGTGTTTGCGTCCGTGGTCAGGTCAGTTACGCCGTTGGCATTGGCAGGATTGAACCAGCCGCCATTCACATTGCCTGTGGTTGCCGTGTCGCGTACTTCAAAGATTGTGCCGGAAGTGAGCGCCATTGTTACATTCTCTCAATCGGGTTGTTATCTTCGTCTAGTAGCCAATCAAAACCATCTTCTTGCACTTGAAATCTACGCCTAGAGCAACATGCGCTGACGGTGTTCCCCGCCGGAATCACGCAGTTATCCAGATTGCACGCAACAAACGTCGTCCCTGTCATATCCGCAGGGAATACATTGCTATCGGGAGTTTCCTGAGAGAAGCACGAGCCTTCAATCACCTGATTGCTCATATCGGTGCGGTCGGATAAATCCCTATTGGTAAAATCTTTATTGCTATACGTCATAGATTAACTCTCAATAGTGTAGTAAGAGACCATAATATCTAATGATCCGCTGGTAGGATCTTCACTGGTGATGCGCAGATCTTCTCCGTCCGCACCAATGCCAAGAATGCCAGAGCCATCGCCCCGCGAAATGCCAGAGCCTGAACCAGATTTAATCCCTGGATGCGTTAGCACCACACCTGTCGTGGTAGGTGTGGTTGTGCCACCAAAACCTACACGCACCGCAACATCGGCAGTATTGGCCGCATCACACACCGCTTGAATCTGCGTCACTATAATTTTGCTGCCAGCCGACACTGTAACAATGGCTTGGTCTGTTTGTGCGGAGGTATAGTTCGCCCGTATCGTCACAATATTAGGATGCCCACCGATAGAAAAAGGAATTCCTGCACGGTTGGCATAAAGGTCTGTTCTGTCTCCTGCAGCAACTGCTGTAGGGTTAGTTCCGTGGGCAATAGCCTTTGCTCCTATTTTGACAGGGTTTCCACTATCTACTGCGTCATGCGCAATATCACCTGCCGCTTGTACGGCAAAAGTCCCGCTATTAGAAACAGAAAGCGCATTGGTCAAGCTAGGTTGGTCGGTAGCCAATACTACACGCATCGTACCAGCGGATTTATTACCGGAATTGGTATCAACTGCTGTGCCTCCAACTTGCGCTACATTAACCGCTGAGTTGGCTGTGATTGATACTGTGCCGCTTACAGGTTGAGTTGTCGCGCTGCTATCGGTACGCAACGCTCCTGCCGTAGTAAGAGAAAGCGGGTTGCTTTGCGCGGTAGTGTAGGTGGGCGCAGAAGTAGTAACCGCACCAAGAATTAAATTACCTTTTTGACCTGAAGTTGTGGAAGCCTGAGAAAGCGCCAGATTATCGGTATTGGTCTTGATGGTGGCAAGGTTGCCGCCTGATTCTAACGCCAACGCAGAAGTATTTAAGTTTGTTCCTGCATTTGCTGTCACCGTACCAGATACAGGCTGTGTTACTGCACTGCCATCTACCTTTAAGGCAGTCATGGAAGCAATGCCTTGTACAGTAATTACATCTGCCGATGCTGTCCCTGCTGTGCCTAGTGCGGGTTGTTTTGCCGCCGTTGCTGCACCTGTAGGCAGAGGGAGAGAAGCTGCCGACACAGGCTGGGTTACTGCACTGCCATCGACTTTAACTGCCGTGGCATTTGCGCCTGTATTGGCCAGTGTTACTTGTAATGGGTTGCCTGAACCTACCGCTGTGCCGCCTTGATAACTCTCGGCTTGAGTCTTTAGGTTTGTCGCAGTTGATTGAGATACAGGAATAGCCGATTGATCCGAGGCCACCACCACCGGAGCGGAGTTTGCCATCGTTGCTTGGCCGTTTGGGTTGTTTGGGTTGTAGGCCATATTAGACTATCCTCCAGTTGCTTCCGTCTGAGATTAAATCGAGTGAAGTGTTGGGCACAGGCAACGATGCTGTGCTACTGCCATCAATGGTTTGTGCAGAAGTCGTCGCAATCGTTACGGTATTCGATCCTGTGTTTTTCACAGTGTATTTGTTAGTGTTGCTTACAGCCGTTGGCAAAGTAAGTGTTGTCGTGCCAGAAACAAAATACACATAATCCGTAGAAGCTGTTGATCCTGCTGTAGCAGGAGAGGAAATAGAATTGACAGAACGGGTAATGCCGGAGCCTCCTCCACCAGAAGGCACTGCCCATGTGCCATCTGCTTTAAGAAATTTTGATGCAGCCGCATCGCCAGCAGCGGGAGCAGGAACAAGCCCTTTTGCTCCACCACTTCCGGAGTCGCCAACCATATTGGTGAGCGTTGCTGTAACTTGCGTTGGCGTTCTTGAAGCCCATGAACTTGATACCGACTGAATGATGTTGTCTGTGGTAGCGGTTAATCCGGCAATAGTTGTCAAGTCAGCATCAAGCGGCTGTTTGTTGTCTATCTGGGTTTGTATTGAGGAAGTGACTCCATTTAAGTACGAGAACTCTGTATTGTCAACTACCCCAGAACCAATTTTAGCAGCACTTAATCCAGAAATGGTGGCAGTTATTGCTCCTGTTCCAGAGCCAGAAACATCTCCTGAGAGAGTTATTGTCTGATCACCAGTGTTTGTCCCAGACAAATTCGATCCAGAAACTGCGCCTGAAGCAGCAACAGAGGTTGGAGTTATTGCTCCTAGAGAGATTGTTATGGCAGGAGTAGTTGTTGCAGTTGCAACACTTCCAGACACTCCATTTGCAGCTGTCACTGAAACGCTTGTTACTGTTCCTGTTCCGCCAACTGCAATGAATTCTAGTCCATCCTCCGTAGTTTTTACTGCAGCAACCTTTCCTGATTGTCCAGAATAGGAGTGCGGGACATCAGTAAGGTCTATAAATGCAGAGGCTCCGCCACCACCAATGTCCCCAGTGGTTGTTCTTGATGTTATCCCATTCTGAACAACTGCGACAACCTCATTGCCAGTTATTGTCCCAGCAGGAGGAAGATCGATTATGTTTGTGCCGTAAAGACTCATACTTCTATCGGCTCCCCAGTTATATTGTCATAAACAGGAAGACCATAATCATCCAACAGATAATTTGGAATGTCTGTAAGGCTTCTGTCTGGACGAGGATTCCTAAGAATATAAGAGTCTGGCTGACGAGGTGCAAGACGATAAGGATCAATCTCATCTCTGCATTCGCTGCAGACCTTTAATTCTCTATAATTTCCATCAGACATAAGATCTCTGTATGGAACCTTTACCGAGCACCTTCCACACACCGCTATCGCTATTCTTCCTGTGGAGAATGAACTTGCCATAATTACCTTGTGTAACATCCTATGCTGGGAGAAAAGAATATCGGACTTTTATCTCTTTCTTCCTGTTGCGCTCTCAATGTTGCTTCTTTTGCTTCGTCTTTAAGAATATTGTATCTATCTTTATCAACATTCGGGAGCTCTAAAAGAAGCCTGAATGCAAGTGCTGTTATAGAAGCTTCGATCCAACGCTGCGGGAGCTCAAGCTTGTCCGTTAAAGAACCAACATCCTGAATCTGCCTCGTCTTCCAGACAACAAGCTGCTGTAGATTAGAATCTGGCACAGGCCAAACAACAATCTCCGGAGAATTTATTTTTCTGTCAATCCAGTACTGGAATTGAGTATCAGAATATAGATTCTTATTTGTTAGATTTGTATATTGATCAAAACTTATCCTTGCAGCAGGAACTTCTAAATCAATCTGTCCAAAAACAACTTCAATAACATTCAGTGTGCCATTGCCAGTTTCTCTTATGCGATAAGAAGAAGCCTGTGGACACTCATCAATGTCCCAAAGATACCACTGCCTTGCAGAATAATCTGTTTGGTCTAGAGTCTTGAGCGCAGTCCAGTTGCCAAAACTGTCATAATATTCGAATGTTAGTGTGTAT